ATCGAACTTGCCGTCAGATGTAGGTACTCCCCCAACGGAGAACGTATTTGCACCTGAGGGTCAAATGTTCGGCGATAAATTTGAAAGCACTCAAGCAATGCTTGACCATATCAAAAGTATCGAAGATAAGTATGCGAACTCACAGCGTGAGCTTGCGGACAAAGGGGACACACCACCTGCGGACACACCGCCTGCGGACACACCGCCAAGTGATGCTCCGACAGAACAGATGGTGCAACAACAAAACCTTATCGACACAGACCTTATGCCTGAGTTTATGAAGAACGGTATGGTCGTCACACCTGAAATGATTACTAAAGCCGAAGCTGTTGGTATTGATGCACGTGACCTAAGGTTGGGTGCGTACGAAATGAAAGAGAACTTGCAGAAATCGTTTAACATTACGGGTGGTCAGGAACAATACAGTGCAATGATACAGTGGGGTAAAGACAACTTATCAGAAGCACAGAAAATTGAATTTGATAAAGGGCTTAACAGTGGGATGTCTGAATATGCGGTCAAAGGGTTATGGCAAGATTATCAAGCTGCTGGTAGTCCAGCTAATACAACCGATGAACGTATCAGTGGTAATCCGGCACCTAAAGGATTACAGCCTTACGCAAACCGTAAAGAGCTTTACAAAGATAAAGACTACATTGAAAGTGCTTCGGGATGCAATGACACCGTAGCCCGTAAACGTTATCAAGACAGACTACGGTTGACTTCTAATGAAGTGTTGGGTCTTTCTTAACTTTACTTTAATATGAACTTCTGCTATACTTCACGTATGGCAGTTAGAATAGCACTCTAACAAATCATTTGTCACTTGACTCTTCAATTTCGAGGTTTTAAGTTTGATACTTGTTTTAACTTTGCGATTAACTACTGAGGGATAACACAAGCACGGGCACTTGCTCTAATCAAACAAAAATAAACACAAGGAATTTTATCATGGCTTACACTGGTGATACTACCCCAAATGTCGGAACAGACTCGGCAGCAGACTTAACAAGAGACATAACACTTGACGTACTTCAAGCGTTTGAAAGAAAAACCAGATTTATCAACCTTATCAGAGTTGACACTATCCCTAATGGAGCAGCAGCAGGCTCATTCATTATCGAGGGTAAAGAAGATAGGGACGATGGTGCATTGACTGAATACCCTGCGGGAACTCAAGTTAACGTATCTAACGGTACACAAGATGAAATCATCATCCCACTTGACAGACCTCAGTATGAGTCTCGTAGAGTTGACAAATGGAAAGAAGCAGTTGCTCGTTATGACACTGTATCTATGAACATCAGACAACTTGGAACAAGACTCGCGAACGCTATCGACAGAAAAGCATCAGCAGCGGTTGAAGCATCTTCTTTAGCGACGGGACTTGTGGCGAATGGTGACGGTACTGTTATCGTTAACACGGCACTTGCATCAGGAACAACACCGGAAGAGTTTGGTATCGCTTTGGCAGAGTCAATCTACGCATCAGTTGCAGCAATGCAGATGAACGATGTTGACGAGAAAGTTTACATCGCTGTGAACCCAACTTGGTACTCATACTTACCACAGTCTTTCAATGCAGTCTCTAAAGACTTCACGAACGATAACGGTGGATATGACTCAGGTGTTATCAAAATGGTTGGTGGTGCAGATGTATTCTCTACTAACAACTTGCCTGCAACAGCAGCATTGGTTGCACTTGCGTTTACATCAGAAGCGGCAGGAGTTGCTAAACTTTGGGATGTTCAAATTGACATCGACAAAGAGCCGGCGTACCTTGGTGCTAAACTTATTTCGGCGTACTTCTCAAACGGTATGGCGGCTCTTAGACCTCAGTGTAGTGTAAGCATAAAATCTGCATAAGCAGAACTAAGCGAACACTAAGCAGATATAAGTCATAATACTTCTATAAAAAGGAGTATTATGACTAAAGTATGTAACTATTGTGAGAGGGATTTACCTCTTGAGTTCTTTGGAAGCCGTAAAGAAAGCCCTGATGGTAAGGCTTATCAATGTAAGGATTGCAGAAAAGAAAGGTTGAGACTTGAGAAATTGGGTATCACTTACAAGACTGTAAAACAGAAACGTTGGGAAGCTGATATTATCAGAGGTTTTAGGGTATGCGAAAAATGTTCAGTAGAGAAAGACATTGAAGAATATATGATTGTTCAACGTGGTAAACAGACTACACGAGGCACTTGCAAGTCTTGTCATGCAGAGGAACAACGAGCCAACAGACTGAAACAAAAAGTCACTAAGCCTGAGTTTAATGCTATCAGACAAACCCTTAATGGTGCTAGGAAACGTGCTAAAAAGGATGGTTATCCGTTTAGTATAGTCATTGAAGATTTAATGCCTTTCCCTACGCATTGTCCTATACTTGATGTTGAGTTGACTTATGGTCAAAACAATAGATATAGCGGTGCATCACTAGATAAAATCATCCCTGAGTTAGGTTACGTAAAAGGTAATGTAAAAATTATCTCAAACAAAGCCAATAACATGAAGGGTGATTTGACTGTAGATGTGATGAAGAAGATGATACAATATATACAAATTAATCTTTAAGGAGATAAAATGGCAACAGTAGTAGAAAGGATAGATGATGGGAACTTCACAGTTTGAATATGAAATGACGGTTGCCGACCTTGGCTCTAATGCTTTTGGTTTCGTTGACGGTGCGGGCGGTGCAATAAAACGCATCGCTAAACAAGGTCAAGCGTTACCTTTAGGAATTGTTGTAAGCAGTGACGGAACAACTCGTTTTAAACCTTCGGCAGTTAGTGAAGGTAATCACGATATGGTAATCACTTTTGAGGGTTACGATGTTAACACTGTTCCAATACTGGGTTTGGGCGACTCTTATGGTGACCCCGTGCGTATGCGTTGGGATGAAGCTCAGGAATTATTCACAACTATTGAATACCCTGATGGTCATCCACGTGATGACTTGCGAACATTTATTGAAGCCTTGGTTGGTAAAGTTATTCGTATTGCAATTACGCAGTACGATAGCGATGCTTAACACAAGTAGGCTTACGATGCACCTTAACTTTCCAGGGTGCATCACTAAACTTATAAAGGAGCTTCAATGAGCGAAATGTTAAATTCCGAAGGTATCTTGTTAGACGCTGTAAATATATTACTGAATACTATTAATGAACCGTCTATCGAGCTTGAAGAGGATTTTGATATCATCCTTGAAGCACGTCAGGCAAGAGAAACACTTTTTGAAGTTAAACGAGCTGTGCTTTCAGAAGGTTGGGATTTTAACCGTGATGAAAATTATATCTTTCCGATTGGTGTTGGTGGTATGATACCGGTGCCAACAAATGTACTTGACATTACGGGCGATAACGGTGATGTAATTATGCGTAATTGGCGTTTGTATTCAAAGCAGGCTCAATCACATATTTTTAAAGAAGAAGTTGCGTGTAGTGTTATTTGGGATGTAATGTTCGACTCAATCTCTCACCCACTGCGTCACTATATGACAATAAGAGCAGCGAGAATTTTCTCATCACGCATTATTGGCAACAAAAAAGCAGTGACTTACACTGAGATTGATGAAGAGGACGCTCTTTTAGCTGCACGCAGGTCTGAAACAAGAACAGGTCAGTTTAACATGCTTGCGGGTAATTCCTTCGGTAACGACTATAAAATAAATAGGGGATAAGATGCCTTTAATAACCCAAGAAAAAGGAAGTCTTTACGGTGGTGTAAGTCAACTTGATGCAACAGTTCGCCTTGACCATCAGGTTGAGGAAATGGTTAACTGTTTACCAACTATTGATAAAGGTGTTAGGCTTCGTAACCCTTCAATAGCTATTGAGTTTAAAGATTTAAATGGTCTAACTTCACAACCAACATTTCCCGTAGGTCTTGATAAAGTTTTTGTATATGAGTATGACCGTGGGGATACAGGACTTACTAACAACACTTATGCATATCTCATTACAAAAGATGGTGGACTTGAAATCGTTGATATGAATTTAAAGATTGTTCCCGACGTAGTTGACTCGTCAATATCTGCAAATCATTTTGAGGGTACGATTTATCGTGACGGTATTGGTATTAATTATGCAACACCCGAAGATAAGGCATATCTTACAACAGTTATAAACAATTCATCTTTTGCAATGACCACGATTAAAGACACAACCTTTGTTACAAATAAACACGTTCAGGTTGGTGTTAAAACGGGTTTACAGTCAATTCTATATCAACGTCTAGGGTACTTGTGGATTAAGCAGGCAGAAGCTTCTACGGGATGGAAGTATGGATGTACAGTTAAAATCCGTAACGCAAGTAATGTGGTTGAGGAGATTGATGTGCCTTTAAGTGTTTCTATACCAAGTGATACAACAGTTGTTGCATCAACAGTTGCTACAAATATTGCCACTGCTTTAGGAACAAGAGCCGAGGTTCATGTTACCGGTTCACTTATTCGTATTAAGTTAACGAGAATTGGTGAGAAGTTAGAAGCTGTAAACGCTAAAGATAGTTTTGGTGACACTGCTTCGTTTGGTTGGGGGCATGAGGTTGATTCACAAAACCAACTGCCAAACAGTGTTGGTTGGTTCGTACCCGTAGTGCGTGTTGGTACAAATCCTAAAGGTTCTTTTTGGATTACTCATGATGACGGAAGTTGGAGAGAATACTTTGACCCAGCAACAACCACCGCGTTAGACCCGCTAACGATGCCAAGGATAATTGAAAGACGTTTCGTTACGGAAACAGACCGCTATGAATATTTTGTAGAGCAATACGATTGGAATGACAGACTCATCGGTGATGAGATTACAAATAGAGCACCGTCATTTGTAGGAAAAACCATTAAAGATTTAGTTTTCTTTAGAAATAGATTAGGTTTTATGACTGAGAACAGTATCATCATGTCTGAGGTTGGTTTTTACGGGAACTTCTTTAGAACAAGTGTTGCTGCATTACTTGACTCAGATAGAATTGATGCGGGTGTTGAGTCACTTAAATCAATTAACCTTGAGTACTCAGTATTGCTTGAAGATTCCATTGTACTCTT